GAACACAAATTCCGGGCCGCGGTAAATCAACCTATACAAAATATTTTGAAGCGGACGTCGTGCCGCTCAACGATCCCAAGCTTGATACCAAGCAAGATAAAGTCAGAGGGGAACGCCTCAACGTTAACTCTGATGGCGTCAGAGGATCTGGTAAGCGCGTCTGGCGCACATTCCCTGTCGTGGACACCGGATACAAGTCTTACATTGATTTTATGATCATGGATGACACCATCACTAAAGAGGTGTTTGAAGATGTGTTCTACGCCGCGGGCTCAGGTATCGGCATTGGTCGCTTCCGCCCAGAAAAAGGCGGAACTAACGGTCGCTTCCGCGCCGTAAAGTTTGACTGGCAATAATCATCGCGTCGCGCCGTACTACGGCGCTTCGCTGCGCATGTCGGCGCTTCGCATCGCGTATCATCGCTATGTACCTCTTCGCAATTCAACTCAAGGATTTGTTATGTACAACGCTGCGCTCCGTCCCTCCGCTCCTCGCTACTCGCCACGCCTTTCCTCTTCGCAACTCAAGGATTTGTTATGTACAACGCAACGAACGCCGCAACTTGGCTCTGGGCACCTCAACGACTCGCAACGCGACTTCGCGTATTGCGACGCGCCTCAATTCAACGCAACGATTTGTTTGTCAATTTATTATCGCACCGCGGCGCTCCGAAGCGCACCGCTCTGCATTGTGTCGCTCCTCGGCTCCTCGCCGTGCGTCGCGCCGCAACATATCGCAACGCTACTCAACGATTTGTTTGTTACAACGCCTCTCCACGCGGCTCGGCTCTTCACTGGGCACCACGGCTCCCCGCCGCGCACCTCGCCTCAACTCAACTCAGCGATTTGTTTGTCAATTTATCTACGGCTCCTCGCAACGTTCCGCCTTGCAGCACGGCTCTTCGCCTCTCGACGCAACTCAACGATTTGTTTGTCGCTCCGCAGCGCTACGTTTTGCAACGCAGCCCTTCACGCTTCAACTCAACTCAACGATTTGTTTGTCAATTTATCATCGCATCGTGCCGCCACGTGCCGTGTCGCTCCTTGGCTCTTTGCAGCGCAAGGATTTGTTTATTACCTCGTTTCTCGACGACACGCTACGCCGCTCAACTCAAGTCCACTCGACGCAAGGATTTGTTTATCGCCGCTCCGCCCCGCGTATCGGCTCACCGTAGCACTCCTCTACGCTACTCAACGATTTGTTTGTCAATTTATTATCGCGCCTCGACACAACTCTCGGCAACGAACCGCGGCGCAACTCGGCTTGCCGCGACGCGCAGCAACTCAACGCAACGAACTGAAACTTAATTAGGAAAAACAAATGTTCAAACGTTCAAAAATAACTTTGGATATGTGCGACTTGTTCCGTAATGCAAACGGACACCTAAGCTACGACACAATCCAATCCCACTTTGGCAAAACTATAAATGAACTGCGCCCAACAATCCTCGCAGCCAGAAAATATCTCGAAAGAGACGAAAGCGTCGTCTTCGAAAACGTCAGAGGCGAAGGGTACAAACGCCTCGACGATAGCGAAAAAGTGGACAGCCTTAAAACGTTCACAAGACGCATCCGACGAACCGCCAATAATGGCCAACTCAGGTCACAAACCGTCGAAAAACGTGAGGAACTGTCCAACGATGACAGACTACGCCTCACGATCCGCGAAACGGCACTCTATGCCATCCAAACGCAACTCCAAGAAATCAACGATAAGGACAGGTGATGAGCCACAAATATAAAATCTGCGCCTTCTATGTTATTAAACAACTAGAAGATATCCAAAAGTCCAACAATTCCGACATTTTATTGCGAGACTTTCTCAACCAATGCATCTACAATGTAGGTATTGATAGCATCGCAACGTGGAACGAGGAAAAACCACCAGAACCAAATCTGGTCGTTAAACGAAAGAGAGGAAGGCCCAAAAAAGATGGGTGACGAAAACCTTTCATTGTTTCAGTCAGCGCACCTGCGTTGGCTGAAACGTCAAGTAGATAACCTGCAAGACCTGCGGTACACGAGACACGCGCCAAAAGATTTGGACGTACAACTATTCTCCGCTCGCGAAGAATTAGACAACTTCGTAAATGAACTCAGGCAAACCAATGTTCAAATCTAAACCAAAACCAGACGATATCGACTGGTCAACCGCAGCCGACGATCCACGGCTCGCGGACCTCGCTAAAAAGATAGTCCTATACTCAAGTATAGGACTTGGCGCATAAGTATAGGAGTGACGTAACGTCATTATCCGTTAGTGTGTATGGGATTTAACCCATATCCATGCTACCGTAGTGTATGGGCAAAGTGCGCCCGACGCTATTTGACAATTGAATACCTCAACCCGACTAGGGCCAAAACCCGATCATGTCAGACACAATCTTTTGATGAGGTAAATCAAAATGAAAATCAAACCTGTTACTCATATCAGTACAGATCGAAATCGCTATTGCGGCCCCGCCGTGATCAGCGCAGTCACGGGCATGAACAGCGGTGAAGCCGCAAGGCTCATCCGTTCCGTCAGCGGACAACGAGCCGTAAGAGGAGCCCACACCACCCACGTGCGACGGGCCCTCACACTCTGCGGAATACAAAGCATCTATCGAAGATGCACTCCAAAGATCACGCTCGCCGCTTGGCTGAGAGAAAGCAAAAGTTCGCGGACCACGGGCCGCGTGTTTCTGGTTGTCGCAGGCCATCACTTCCAACTGATCGAAGGTAGACGGTACGTCTGCGGACGCACACGTGACATCGTGAGCATCAAAGACAAACAGGTCAAACGCAGGGCACGTGTCGAAGAGGTCTACGAACTGGTGGCCGACGGCAAAATCACAATACCCGATCAAGCCCGCAAACCAAAACAACCCGCAAATCAATACCGCAGATACATCGACAAGATGAAGCGAAAGTATGGCTTCATAGTCGAATACGAGCGGTGGAACCAAACATATTGGGTGGAAATGCCTCGACACGCCGAAGACCTAGCGTGGGACACGGGCCACCATCTCAGAGATGAGCATGGTTGCTACAGTCAAAGCGAAGTAGCAGACCGTTTCGAATCAATGGCAGAGTTCATGGAAGAATACTGCATGGAGGACGCATAACAATTAAGCCCGCGGTTCGCGGGCTTTTTTATTGTCTTGACGCTACTCTCATAATATCCCATACTGGGCTTCTTTATGAGGAGACCAAAATGCCATATCTATACGAAAACCCCATCATTAATATCGGCGTCTATTACGACAAAGAGTGCATGGCCGACGATCCGTCGATACATCCCTTCGATAACGGTTTCGCAGAATACAACGCATCAACCATGCGTGATCACTTTTGTACCGCAGAAAAAACCGCCGCAATGTTTGGACGACTCCGAAATCTGAAAATGTGCGTCAAAGTAAAAGTGCCGTACAATGAAGCGAAGTTTAAAGAAAATCCGCATAACGTTGCTAAATTTGGAGGATACTACTTGGTTTGGCGGGATCTAATTAATTACAACGATATTACAGACCATCCCGAAGAACCTCCCCAGTGGCCCCAGAAGAAATGGCGGGTTGTAGTTGAGCAGCGCAACGTGTTCTACGAAGAAGCCGACACAAAACAAGAAGCACGGCGCATCGTTGCAGAAGATCGCATTTGGGGGCCAGAACACGGTATCGGCGGAGAAGATACCTACGATTTTGAAATTACTGTGGAGGAGGATGACCAATGAAAATCGAAATGACAAAAAAAGAAATATCCCTTATTCAAGAAATGATCGATGACGCAAAAGACAGAGCACGAGATCGTCTGAACGAATGCTACGATGATGAAGACTTCGCAACCTATTGCCAATATTTTGCCGACGCACACGACTTCGAAACAAAAATAGCAGAGTTAGTTAAAGATGATCAAAAAACATGAGGACAAAATTATCGGAGCGCTGATCACGGCCCTCGTGATCGGTTGGATAACAGGAGCAAGCTTTAATGTTTGGTAACTCTTTCTATATATATAGCCAGAAAAATAAAAAAAATAAATTTTGCGTTTAAGGGTGTTACCGGTGTTACGGTGTTACCTTTGTATCTATGTATATAATAAGAAAGGGTTTTTCGGTAACTTTTTTGGGTAACACCTTTGTTTTGAAGGTGTTACCTTATATACCTTCTTAGAATGTCTTATAAACTCTTACGCTAGATTTAGTAGTTCAGCCTTGTTATGACACAATTATAGCAAAATAAACGAGGCTAAAAATGGCAAAAACACCCCCAATTCCGAAGGGTTTGGTGTTACGGGCGAAGAAAAAACCCACCGGAAAGCGTTGGACTAAACAAAATCCGGATGAATTGAGAGGCCGCAAGAGATTGCATGAACAATCGCCTCTGACCCGTATGCAAGAGAAGTTCGTAAAAGAACTGGTTTCCAACGATGGAACCATTACAATGTCAGAAGCCGCAGAACGAGCGGGCTATACAAAAAAGTCTGCTCCTGTTCGTGCGTCTCAAATGACAAACCCCCACATAAGTCCACATGTTTGCGCCGCGATTAAAAAATATCGTGATGAGTTAGATGAGAAGTTTGGCATCACCTATCAAAGACACGTGCGAGACCTACAGCGCATTCGTGATCTAGCCATTGAAAACGGCGCGTACAGTGCCGCAGTACAGGCTGAATATAGGCGGGGACAGGCGCACGGCGATATCTACGTCAGTAAGTCGGAAATTCGGCACGGCAGCATTGATAGCATGAGCCGCGAAGACGTTCAAAAAGCTCTGGATGAATTGAAGCAAACATATGGCGCAATTGACATTACCCCAGACGAAGATGGAAGCGGGGCTGTATCAGCAATTGAAGGCAGCTACGAAGAGATCGAAGCGGAATCTGATTCTTACGCGGATTGAGAACTGGGCAAGCCAAGGAATACCTGACCTGCTTATATGTGATGAGCTAGGAAAGTTTCACTTTGTTGAGCTTAAATTTTGTAAGGCTAACGCTGTTAATCTTAGCCCGCATCAAGTTGCATGGCATGTCCGTCATAAGCATTCCTCCTGTTGGACCTTGATCAAAAAACAAAACAAGCCCGACAGTATCCCATACCTATTTCTGTATCATGCGGATCAAGCGATGGACCTAAAGGCGGACGGTTTAAAAACTGAACCGCAGTTGATGCACGAAAAGAAATTTCTATGGGAGGAAGTTTTCAGCTTGATATGTCCTATTTAATCGCATATTCTCCTATCACCAGAAAGTGAGGTAATATGAATTATAAAGACATAAACAGGTATATGTTCGAGGACATTCAGATGTGTATGGAAAAAATACACGCGTTTAACAAACTTATGACTGATCCGGATTTAGATAGTTTTTGGGATAAGGTGCCGCGTAGCGAGCCCGTTGGTCATCAGAAAATTGTTTGCGAGGCATTAGAGCAAGCGTTTAGCGCGTTAAATCGGGCGCAGCTAAACTGGCTTGCCGCTTCAAAATATAACAATGCCGCGGTTGACCCGTTGCCTAAACGTGAGGCGGTTTAAATGTTTTTGCTTAATTGGATTGGCCGCTTGTTATATGGTCCGGATTTTGACGAATTAAGCCGCCGCGCAAACAAGCCGCGCCGTCGCAGAAAATAATAAAAGTTTAACCCGCTTGCATGGCGGGTTTTCTTTTGTTATGGATATGGGATAAATCTTATATGAGGTAAGAATATGCTTAGAACTGTAGAGATATCACGGGCAAAAAAAACTAAAGGAATAGCCGTTACATATAGGGCGGGCCGCGGGGATAAATTCGGAACGTGCCCGCCGTCATGCGCTTTAAACGATAGCGGCAACGGCGCATCCGAAATAGATTGGCAATATTTTGACGCATTGCTTAACGCTGTACCGCGTAAAGGGGTTGCGTTTACATATACGCATTTTGATTGGGATTTATGGCGGGGCAAAAACGAAAAGGGAAAAACCGTTGTCAATTATTCCGCGGACAGTTTACCGGATGCGGCAATTGCGGCGGGCGCGGTTCCTACTGTAACCGTTGTTTCTGAGGCGCAATGGCAGGATAAAAAATCTTTTCGATTAGATAAAAACCGCGCCGTTGTGAGATGCCCCGCCGAATATCGCGACATATCTTGCGCCCAATGCGGAGACGGCGAGCCGTTTTGCGCCCGTTTAAATCGCAAGTTTATTATTGGTTTTACGGCGCATGGTCCGAATAAACGCAAGGCCGCGGATGAAACCGCGCAGGGGGGTTGCTATGCCGCGCAAGGCAATTGCCGCATATGGTGGGAAGATACCGCAGAAAGTGAACAAAGCGAAACCGACGGGGAAAAGTTAACGCGCTTTGTATCGGGCCTGCCGCCGCGTTCAATCGTTCGGCACCATGTTGCGGGGGATATCGGCAAATAAACTTTTAAAAAGTTTTACCTTGCATAATATGGGAAAATATAAGAGAATACGGGGCGGGCGCAATCCTGCCCCGTTTTTTATGAGGAAAAGCAAAATGCAAATTGAAAATCAAAAAGGTGACCTTTACGCTTTAATGGCAAAGGTTAAAGAACAGCACGACAAGCAAGGCGATTTTGTGACAAGCACAGCGGAGTTGCAAAAAGCAACCGACGCGGACGGCAACCCGCAAATCATTATTGAACAAAACGGCGGAGAACCGACGCGCATTCTTGACGTTAATGACCACGCGCACGGCCAAATAGCGGCGGCGGCGGAAATTGACGCAAGAACGGCGCGGCGGTTGCAGGCCAGTTACCCGCAGGAATATGACGCTTTGATCAATGCGCGTTGGCAAAAAGAACCGTTGAACCGTATGGTTCGGACATATTTAGAAGTCGAGGAGACGCGCGGGCAGGCCCGTGCTTTTGTTTCTGATAAGTTTAAAACTTTTGACAATTTAAACTTGCTGGAAGCAAGCTTGCCCCAATTGATGGAAAGTGACGCGCAATGGCAGGTTGTAAATGCTAACGTGACTGACAAACGCTTAAACTTGCGTTTAAAAAGCTTGGTACAATTAGGCCAGCCCGCCGTTGGGGATAAAATGGCCAATGGTATCGGCTTGTCAAATAGTGAAGTTGGCGCGGGCGCAGTTACCGTTTATCAAACTATTTGGACGTTAGCTTGTTTAAATGGTATGCAAACTGAAAACCGCAACCGTTCCAGCCACATAACAAGCGCGCGTGATAGTGACGATTATGGCCTGCTTTCCAATGAGGCGAAAAACGCGGACAATTTGGCGCTTGAATTAAAACTGCGCGATTTAACGGGCGCATATGCGAGCCGCGACACGTTCGACAAGGTTCTTGATCAAATGAACGCCGCGCACGGTGACATCATAGAGGGCGAATTTTCGGAAATACCGGAGCGCGTCGGATCAGTTTTAAAACTGACGAAAAAAGAAAATACTGACGTTTTAAATGGTTTAATGGCCACGATTGGGCAAAGCGGTTATGAGCAAGGCAAGCCACTGACACGCGCAACGCTGGTCAATGCGGTTACGGCGGTTGCTAATAAATGTGATGCGGACGACGTCGACATGTGGCAACAGCGCGGCGGCAAGCTTTTGAACTTATCAAACCGCGACTGGCAACGCATTGCCGCATAAAACGGTTGCCAAGTGGCAACGGTTGTCACTTGGCATTTAATATTTACATACGCGCATGTATGCGTTTATATGAGGGCGGGCATTCCCGCCCTTTTTTTTATGAGGTACTAAAATGAACAGAGAAAATACCGAACGTTACAGCGCAATCATGGACGCGCCAGAAAAAACCGTTGCGCAGCTGAAAGAAGACAACGAGCGTTTGACGCAGGCTCTTAACATGTTGCAGGAAGACAAAGCGAAATTGGGGGTTTATTTGTTTAATCTTATTTCGGAACCGCTCGACTCTTGGTTAGATGAAAAGGCCCCCGATTTTTTGGAAACGCATTTTGACATTGCAAACTACACGGACGATATCGCGGACGCATTGCCAGAACGTGAACTTGATTTTGATAGCTATCAAGATGAAATCCGCGACGTGGTGCAAGATATCGTTAAATATGCTGAAATTAAAATCACGGTGTAAATGATGACTGAACAGCAACGCGACGCAATAAAGCGCATTCATGCAATCCATGATATCAAAATGCCGCTACATTTATATCTTGAGACGGCGCAGCCCGAGATTGGTTGGCCCGATAGTCTAATCATTAAAGCCAATGATATGGTTATCGGGATTGAACCGGACGGTTACGCCCACACATAAACAGCGCCATAATTGCGCTCATTGGCTCGCCCGTTCATTCTGGCGGGCCTTTTTTATTTGTTTATAAAACTTGCGCCCGCCGCCCGCCCTCTATCGTTCTTAAACGTATGACCGTGGCGCGTGGCGCGTGGGTGGCGGCACCGGATCCGCCGATTGCGGCGTTGCTCGAACACCGGATCCGCCGATTGCGAGGCGCAGCTGCGCGACGGTTGCGCGTATTTACTGCACCGGCTGGCACGGTTCGCGGCTCTTTTTTCGTGGCAGGGGCCCCTGCCTATCGGGTCAAATTGCGCAGTTTTCGCGCCAGATTCCGCGGATTTTTGGCCGCGCACCGCGGTTGCTGGCACGGGCGCATGGGCCATGTTTTTGACAAATAATCATGTAGAAAATACATTTGGTTTGCGTTAAGTTACATAAAATCGCATAGGGGCCCCCGATGAATGCAACCGTAGGTTCAGTTGAAGATAAAGTGTTAAAGTTGCAGTTGCGTTTAGCGCAATTGGAGAAGAACGAGTTAGCGCAAAATAATTTCCTACATTTTGTACATGCTATGTGGCCAGAGTTTATATCTGGTAGGCACCATAGAATTATCGCTGAGAAGCTTCAGCGGGTCGCGAGCGGCGATCTAAAGCGCTTGATTATTAACATGGCCCCGCGGCACACGAAGAGTGAGTTTGCGTCGTTTTTGTTTCCTGCATGGATGATGGGTCAGAACCCGCGAATGAAGATTATTCAGGCGACGCACACGACTGAGTTGGCTGTTGGTTTTGGTCGGAAGACAAAGAATCTTTTGGACACGGATGAGTACAAGGAGATTTTTCCTGATGTGAAGTTGGCTGCGGATAGTAAGGCATCTGGACGGTGGGACACGAGCCGTGGCGGGATGTATTATGCTGTTGGTGTTGGTAGTAACTTGGCTGGTCGTGGTGGTGATTTGGTGATTATTGATGATCCGCATTCTGAGCAGACGGCTATGAGTAATAGTGGTTTTGATGATGCTTGGGATTGGTATACTGGGGGCCCTCGTCAGCGTTTACAGCCGGGTGGTAGTATAGTTTTGGTTCAGACGCGTTGGTCTGAGAAGGATATGACGGGTCAGTTATTGCGGGCGATGGCTAAGGATCCTTTGGCGGATCAGTGGGAGGTTGTTGAGTTACCTGCGATATTTGATGATGGTAAGCCTTGTTGGCCTGAGTATTGGAGTTTGGAGGATTTGACGGCGGTTAAGGCTTCTATTCCACCTAGTAAGTGGAATGCGCAGTATCAGCAGAAGCCTACTGGTGAGGAGAATGCGATTATACCGCGTGAGTGGTGGCGTATTTGGGAGGGTGAGAACATTCCACAATTGCAGTATGTGATACAGAGTTATGATACGGCGTTTACGAAGCGTGAGCGTTCTGATTTTAGTGCGATCACGACATGGGGGGTGTTTTATCCGGAGGAGGGTGGTCCTCCTAATTTGATATTGTTGGATGCGAAGAAGGGTCGGTATGATTTTCCTGAATTAAAGGCTTTGGCTTTTGAGGAGTATGAGTATTGGGATCCTGATACTGTGATTATTGAGGCGAAGGCGAGTGGATTGCCATTGACGCATGAGATGCGTCAGACGGGTATACCTGTTGTGAATTTCACGCCTAGTAAGGGGAATGACAAGGTAAGTCGTGTTTATGCTGTGACTCCGTTGTTTGAGGCTGGTATGGTTTGGGCCCCTGACAAGAGTTGGGCGGAGGAGTTGATTGAGGAGGTTGCGGCGTTTCCGGAGGGGGAGTATGACGATTTGGTAGATAGCATGACGCAGGCGTTAATGCGGTATCGTCAGGGGAACTTTATTCAGTTACCAACAGATGATTGGCAAGATGTAGAAAAGTCTGCTATGGTTAGGGCGTATTACTAGGAGAGTCGGATGGCGCGGGCACCTATTGGCGGTTTGATGGACACGAATGTTCCGTCTCAGTTGGACGAGGCGGATTTAAGTGCTGAGTTAGAGTTAGAGATACCGGATTCCCAAGAAACTTCTTTGATGCTTGATAGCGGGGAGGAGATTGAGATTGTTGAGGAGGATGACGGTAGTGTTCTTGTAGACTTTGATCCTTCTGAGGACATGGCAGATGTTGGGTTTGATGAGAACTTGGCGGAGGTTATGGATGACCGTGAGTTGGGTGCGATTGCATCTGAGTTGATGGGGGAGTTTGACGCGAACAAGGCCAGTCGTCAGGAGTGGGAGGATGCGTATACTGAGGGTTTGGAGCTTTTGGGCTTTAACTATCAGGAGCGGACGGAGCCGTTTCGTGGAGCCTCTGGCGTGACTCATCCGTTATTGGCGGAGGCTGCGACGCAGTTTCAGGCGCAGGCGTTTAACGAGTTATTGCCGTCTTCTGGACCTGTTCGGACTGCAATTATGGGTGATGAGACTCGTGAGAAGCAGGATCAGGCGTCACGTGTTCGTGGGTTTATGAATTATTACATTACGAATGTGATGGATGATTACACTCCTGACATGGATCAGATGTTGTTTTATTTACCGTTAGCGGGGAGTACGTTTAAGAAGGTTTATTACGATGAGGTAATGGGCCGTGCGGTAAGTAAGTTTGTTCCTGCGGAGCAGTTGGTTGTTCCGTATGAGACTTCTGATTTGGATACGTGTTCGAATATCGCGCATGTTATTCGGATGAATTTGAATGATTTACGCAAGCAACAGATAGCTGGGGTGTATCGGGATATACCGATTATACCGCAACAGACTGATGCGGGTGAGGTACAGGGTGAGTTAGATCGTATTACGGGATTTGAGCCCGGAAGTATTGATTATGACTGTACTTTGGTTGAGTTTCACGCAGATTTAGACCTTGAGGGGTTTGAGGATGTGGATGAAGACGGGGAGCCTACGGGCATTAAGATTCCCTATATTGTGACGATTTCGCAGGATAATGGGCAGGTTTTGTCTATTCGGCGTAATTATCGCGAGGACGATGAGTTAAAGCGTAAGATACAATATTTTGTACATTACAAGTTTTTACCGGGTTTTGGTTTTTATGGGTTGGGGTTGATCCATACGATTGGCGGTTTGTCACGAACTGCCACGGCGGCGCTGCGACAGTTGATCGACGCTGGTACGTTGTCCAATCTCCCAGCGGGTTTCAAGGCCCGCGGACTACGGATCAGGGACGACGATGATCCGTTGCAGCCGGGTGAGTTCAGAGATGTGGACGCGCCGGGAGGGGCTATTCGTGACAGCCTGATGCCGCTGCCATTTAAGGGTCCGGACCAGACGTTGTTTCAGTTGTTGGGTTTTGTGGTTCAGGCGGGTCAGAGGTTTGCGACTATCACTGACATGAAGGTTGGTGATGGTAATCAGCAAGCTGCGGTTGGTACGACGTTGGCTATGTTGGAGCAGGGTTCGCGGGTAATGAGTGCTGTACATAAGCGGCTTCATTATGCGATGCGGATTGAGTTTAAGTTGCTTTCGCGAGTGATGAGCGAGTTCTTGCCGCAGGAGTATCCGTATACGGTTGAGGGCGGTAATCAGGCGGTTATGGCGTCTGATTTCGATGATCGTGTGGACATTGTTCCTGTTAGTAATCCGAATACGTTTAGTCAGGCGCAGCGGATAGCTTTGGCTCAGACTAAGATGCAGTTGGCTGGGGCGGCACCTGAGTTGCATAATATGCACGAGGTGTATCGTGATATGTATGAGGCGATTGGTGTTACGGATGTTGATCGTTTAATGAAGAAGGTTCCGGACGAGGAGCCGCGGCCCTTGGACCCTGCTTCTGAGAATATCAATGCGATGGATATGGTTGAGTTGAATGCGTTTCAGGGTCAGAACCATCAGGCGCATATTATGGCTCACTTGGTGTTTGCGTCTAGTCCGATGGTTGGCGGGATGCCTCCTGTTGCGATGTCTATGCAGAAGCATGTTATGGAGCATGTGAAGTTGCAGGCTGAAGAGCAGGCGATGATGCAGTTACAGCAAGCTGGACCGATGCCCGCGGACCAACAGGAGATGCAGTTGCAGGCTTTAATTGCGCAAGGTGTTGCGCAAGGTATGCAGCAAGTTAAGCAGATGAGCGCACAAGTCTCTGGTCAGGGACCGGATCCTTTGATAAAGTTGAAGGAGCAGGAGTTGCAGATCAAGGCTCAAGCGGAGCAGGCGGATGCGCAATTGGATCAGGCGAAATTGCAGCTTGATGCGCAGAACCAGCAGATGCGGGCGCAACAGTTTGATAAGCGGCTCGCGAGCCAAGAGGCTATGACCGCGGCGCGTATTGACAGTGCGATGCAGCGTGAAATTATGAAGCAAAGGGGTCAGTAATGGCAAGTGTAAAGATTGTGACGAATACACCGGGCGCGGCACCTAAACCGCAGAAATATGCTGATATTAAGGATCAAGGGAGGATTCCTTATTGTCAGATGGAAGATATTGCCACGCCAAACACCGCTAAAGCTAAAGTAACAACAGGGAAGAAGCGAGGCATGGGGGCCGCGTTACGCGGTTCACGTTTCACTAATGCCTAATGCTGTGCGCTCTCACCGCGGTTTTGGTGGGGATGCACGGTGGATACCTTCATAAGGCGTGTGTATACCGCTGTCCTAGAGACGTTTCGTATTTTTATTATCGCTATCCGCGGATAGTACGGGTTCCGTATGACTTTCGTTGTCCGCCTTACGCTAAGGTGGGTGAGAAGGTATGATTGATCCATTTACGGCGCTTGCGGCGGTAAAGTCCGCTGTCTCCGCGGGCAAGGAACTGGTCAATGTCACCAAGCAAATTGGTGAGTTTTTCGACGGCGTGGATGAATTACGCGCTGCGCACGAGAAAAAGAAAAACAGCCTGTTCTCGGGGTCAGATGAAAACGCGATGGAGACTTTTGTGAATTTACAGAGGGCCAGAGACGCGGAGGAGGAGCTTCGTCAGATCGTCATTGCAACCAGAGGGTTCAGTGCGTGGGGCGAGTTGCAAGCTATACGTGTACAAGCAAGAAAAGATCGCAAAGCAAAGATAGAAGCAGAGAGGAAGCGCAAAGCAAAGCTTATTGAGCGCATTATTGTGTATGGCGGATCTATAATTATTGTTTCGATTATGATTGGAATTACTGTTGTTATTATCTTGGCGAAGCAGGGGCGGTTATGAGTGACGGTTTAAGCGGGGTAGGGTCAGCACCTTTTAATGTTGGAAGCCACATACACGAGCAAACTAGAGCCCGTGAGGTCATTGAAACACATTTGGCGGAGCAACGTGTAGAGAAAGAACATAGGGCCAATCACAGGCACTTAGAGGGGCTTGTACAGCAAAGATTGGACTTACAGCAAAGTTATGATAGGTTTGGCCACAAGACTAATGCGGATAGGCCGCAGGGGACTAAGTTAAACATAGAGGTTTGACATGGAAAAAGTACTGGCTTGGAAGATTATGCCGCGTCTTATGATGTTGGTTATGACGATAATGTATATACGCGTTTTGGAGTGGGGAATGAGCCTTGAAGATTTGTCAACGCAGCAATCTGCAATGATTTCGATCTGCTCTGGGGCCCTTACAGGAGCCTTTGCTGTTTGGCTGGGTTCTGAGAAATGAGTATCTTTACCGCTGCATTAGGGCCAATAGCCAATCTTGCGGGGAGTTGGTTGCAGGGCAAAGCCGATAAGAACGCTGCCGCTGCGGAGCTAAAGCTTACAGAGGCTAAGGCTAAGGCGCAGATACTATTGTCAAAAGAAACTAGCGTTGCCGATTGGGAGCGCATCATGGCAGAGGGTGCCAAGTCTAGCTGGAAAGACGAGTGGTTTGTAATTGTCTTGTCGATCCCATTGATCTTAGCGTTTATCCCCGGTGCAGAGGGCTGGGTTGATCGTGGGTTTGAACAACTTTCAAAAGCTCCCGACTGGTATTTTTACAGCCTTGGAATTGCAATTTCAGCCAGTTTCGGTGTGCGCGGGGCGCAAGCCTTTTTTAAGAGGAAATGATATGAGTTTTAAACTTAGCAGACGCAGCCTTGATAGGCTTGAGGGAATTGATGATGGCCTACAGGCAGTCGTCAAGATGGCAATAACCCTGACCAAGACAGACTTTGGTGTAGTGCAGGGGATGAGAACCGTTGAGCAACAAAAAGAACTGGTTGCCAAAGGCGCGAGCCAGACCATGCGGTCTAAGCACCTTGAGGGTAAGGCTTTTGATATCATGGCGTACATAAATGGTAGGGCGAGTTGGGAACTCTCTGTCTATGATGACCTAGCAGATGCTATTAAAGAGGCCGCGATACAACTAGGGGTTCCTATTTGCTGGGGTGCAGCGTGGGGCACACCAGATATGCCGTACCCGATGGATATCCGTAAATGGGAAGGCACGATGGAAGAGGCTATGAACGCTTATATTGACCTTCGAAGGTCACAAGGGCGCAGGCCGTTCATAGATGGCCCACATTTTGAAAGAATAGATTAAACCTTTTCTTGCATATCTCTCCGATTATTCCTATAAATGGGTAGATTTTGTGGGAGTTTTTAGGAATTGGACGAGATTTACATTGCGGAAGCGGTTTTTCGCATTATAAAAGAACGTAGACAAGGCGTTGTTGACCTCATGCAGTACGGCAACGTTAAGTCGATGGAGCAATATCGTGAGCTTATGGGCAATATGGAAGCCTTGAATCACGTGGAACAGGAACTCAAGGGCCTGCTAGATAAACAGGAGCGTAGCGTTGACTAAGGTTGACCTCTCTGGCGTACAAGACGCCGTAAAAAATCTTTCGGACGCGTATGACGCTCCCAAAGTACTTAATCCTGAAGCCATTGATGGATCTCTTTTAGATCGAATGCCCACGCCTACTGGTTGGCGCATTCTTATCTTGCCGTATCGCGGCAAAGGGAAAACTGAATCCGGAGTCTACTTGCCTGATCAGGTGGTAGAACAGAACCAAGTGTCTACACAGGTAGGTTACGTCCTTAAAACAGGCCCGCTTGTGTACAAAGATACCGAAAAGTTTCCTGACGGACCTTGGTGCGCGGAAAAAGATTGGGTTATGTTTGCCCGATATTCTGGTTCTCGTTTTAATATTGACGGGGGCGAGGTTAGAATTTTGAATGACGATGAAATTCTTGCACGTATTAGTAATCCCGAAGACATCCTTCACTACTAGAGGTAGAAATGGCAGAAGAAAAACAAATTGAATTGGAACTGGACGGCGTTGAAGAGACGGAAATTGAGGTAGATCCGCCCTCTCAAGAAGATAGTGCGCCCTCTATAGAGGTTTCTGAACAGGATGAGTTTCAGAAAGCCGAAAACAATACGCAAAAACGTATTGATCGTTTGACTAAAAAGATGCGTGAAGCGCAGCGGCGCGAGGAGGAGGCTCTTCGTTACGCAAAGAGCGTTCAAGAAGAAGCGGAACAGCTTAAAACGCGGTTTGACAGCTTGGATACAAGCTATGTTAACGAGTATGAGAGCCGCGTCACCACGCAAATGGATCAAGCGGAGCAGGCTTTAGCTCGTGCTATGGAAATCGGTGATACCAGCGCCGCGGTAGAGGCTAACAAGCGTATTGCATCACTAGCGATTGAAAATGATCGTTTGTCTCAGGCAAAAATGCAGCAAGAAGCCCGTGCGCAACAGGTTCCGAAACCGCAACCGCAACCGCAAGAAGTTCCCCAGCAACCGCAACAAATGCGTCGCCCTGACGCACGTGCGGAGCAATGGGCCCAGCAAAATGACTGGTTTGGCCAAGATGAAGCCATGACTTTTGCGGCTTTTGGCATACACAAACGTTTGGTTGAGGCAGAAGGGTTTGACCCAACGACCGAAGACTACTATACTGAACTTGATCGGCGTATTGGAGATAAATTCAACATGCCTGCAAAAACCGCTAGTAAACGGCCCGCTCAGACCGTTGCTGGGGTATCAAGATCATCTGGGCGCAGCAGTGGGAAAAAGGTTAGACTCTCCCCTAGCCAAGTCGCAATAGCGAAGAAATTGGGAGTGCCGCTTGAAGCATACGCGAAGCACGTGAAGGAGTAAGTGATGACAGATACAGTAAAACGGACTTCTCGCGCAAATGAAACGAGAGAGAAAACGGCGCAGCGTAAGCCGTGGGCTCCTCCCTCTATGTTAGATGCACCGCCTGCACCGGATGGTTTTCGGCATCGTTGGATTCGCGCAGAAACGCGTGGTTTTGATGATACTAAAAACATTAGCGCAAAAATGCGCGAAGGTTGGGAATTGGTTCGCAAGGACGAATATCCTGATTTTGAGGCCCCGGTACTTGATACAGGTAAATATGAAGGTGTTTTTGGCGTAGGTGGCTTAGTTTTGGCTCGTATACCTGATGAAACCGCAGAAGAGCGCAATGCGTACTACCAAAGACGTAATGCGGATCAAGTAGAAGCTGTGGATTCTGAGTTGATGGCTCAAAACCAACATTCAACCATGACGATTTCTAAACCAGATCGTCAATCCCGTGTAACCTTCGGTGGCCCTCGCAGATAGTTAGGGCTGCTCTGATAAGAGGAAAAACAAATGGCAAATCAAGACACTGCCTTTGGTCTTCGTCCTATCGGGCTTAATGGCGCAGGATCTAATACCACTGGTGTAACTCAGTATGAGATTGCATCAAACAATACGAATGCTATTTACCAGTATTCGCCAGTTATCCCACTGGCGGCTGGAGTAGTCGATATTGTTGGCAATGCCAACGGTGGTACAGTTCCTGCTCTTGGAGTCCTAATGGGCGTAGAGTACGTTGATAGTTCATCAAAGAAACCAGTTTTCAAGAACTATTGGCCCGGTTCAAACAGCGCAAGCGTTGATACGAACCACCCTGTAAAAGCCTTTGTGGCAGATAACCCAAATCAATTGTTTATGGTTGCGGCAGATGGCAGTTCAACTGACCGCGCAACTGCGCTATCGAACATTTTTGCAAACTGTTCTTTGGCAACAGCAACTTCGGGTTCAACCACAAATGGTCGTTCTACTGCGGAGCTTGATATCTCCACGGTGGCGAACACAGCCACATTGTTCATGCGCGTTGTCGGCCTTACGGGCGACGAAGCCAACTTGGATTATGATGCGGCTGGTGTGAACTATGTTGTTCGCTTTAACTTCCACCACAATGCGCCTGTTGCTGCTTCGGCTTCGCAAACGACGTCATTGTCAACTGGCATTTAAGGAGGGCTGAAATATGGCTATCTCTCGCGCACAATTAGCGAAAGAGTTGGAACCCGGCCTTAACGCCTTGTTCGGACTTGAGTATGATCGTTATGAAAACGAACATGCCGAAATCTTTGAAGAAGAATCTTCGGATCGTGCATTCGAAGAGGAAGTAATGCTGGGTGGTTTTTCCACAGCACCTATTAAAGCTGAAGGCGCTGCCATCAACTTTGATGATGCACAGGAAACATACACTGCGCGTTACACACATGAGACAATTGCTCTTGCGTTCTCAATTACGGAAGAAGCGATTGAAGACAATCTGTATGATCGTCTGGCATCTCGTTACACAAAAGCTCTGGCTCGCTCTATGGCGCAGACAAAGCAAATCAAAGCGGCTTCTATCTTGAACAATGCGTTCAACACAGGTGCCAATGCGATTGGTGACGGTGCGGCTCTGTGTTCTGCGGCACACCCATCATTGTCTGGAAATCAGAACAACGTTCTTGCAACAGCGGCGGATTTAAATGAAACGTCCCTAGAGCAAATGTTGATTGATATTGCAGGTTTCACTGATGAGCGTGGTTTGAAAATTGCTGTACGCGGCATGAAACTGATTATTCCAAAAGAACTTCAGTTTATTGCGGAACGTGTGCTTAATTCAAATCTACGTCCCGGCACTGCCGACAATGACACTAATGCGATGCGCAGCATGGGTATGTTGCCAGAAGGTGCTTCTGTAAACCACTTCCTTACAGACACTGACGCATTCTTCATCAAAACTGATGCTCCAAACGGTTTCAAATACTTCAACCGTTCAGCCATCAAGACTGCGATGGAAGGTGACTTTGATACAGGAAACATGCGTTTCAAGGCCCGTGAGCGTTACAGCTTCGGTGTTTCTGACTGGCGTTGTGTTTTTGGTACACCCGGCGCGTAAAGTGTGTTATAAGGGGGGAGGATACTTCATTATTCTCCTCACTCTCGACTTAGGGGCAACTTCGGTTGCCCCTTTCTTTTTTTAAAAATTACTGTATGCTTTAGTTATCCCTGACAAACACACGGTGTGTTTGACTAACCCAGACAGGAGATTAACATGGGTATTACGACTTTTTCTGGTCCAATCAAGGCCGGGACCATCCGAAACACCACAGGCACTACACTTGGAAGCGACGTTGCAAACGTTGGTCAAGTAGTCATGTCTCAAACTTTTGCTGCCGATTTATCAAACGGTGCTATTGCTGCGGCCACAACTAATGTTGTTATTCCTGCAAATTCTCAAATCATTGATTGTGTGATTGATGTTATTACTGCGGCAAGCGGAGCTACCAACCTAAGTGTTGGAGATACCGTAGGTGGCGCAACATCTATTCTTAACACTTTTGCTATCGGAACTTCTGCGGGCCGTAAATACCCTACTACGCAAGCGGGAGCCGCATTGGCGTGGGAAGATACCGGAACGGCAGATATTCGTTTGACCGTTACTGCTTCCGCGGCAACTAATGCGGGTGAAGTTCGGGTTACAATTCTGTACGCTCAGAATAATAACCTTGGTTAAAGGAGGCTTGAATGGCCAATTCAGACGTAAGGGCTAAACGGCTTACGGGGGCTGGAGCGGCCTCTACGGGTCGTGCGCGGCTCCGTCAGGTTCAAGTCTTGACCGCCGCGGGTGCGGGAAGATTAACCATGACCGACGGAAATGGAGGTGCAACCGTGGTTGATTTAGACTTTTCACAATCTCAAACTCATTCGGTAAATATTCCGGACGAGGGGGTTTTGTTTACGTCGGATATCCATGTAAGCGTTGCGACCAATGTTACGGCATTAACTATATTCTATAGTTAGGGCGGATCATGGCTTCTAAGACAAAAACGAAGTCAAAGCGCGATGACAAGATGCCCAAGCGCAATAAAAAGAATTTCCGTCCCACAAAAAAAGGGGCGGGAATGACCGAAGAGGGCGTCAAAGAGTATCGTCGCAAGAATCCGGGGTCTAAGCTTAAAACAGCGGTAACTGGCAAGGTAAAAAAAGGCAGCAAGGACGCCAAGCGTCGTAAGTCTTTTTGCGCCCGTTCTGCGGGACAAATGAAAAAGTTTCCTAAAGCGGCAAAAGACCCTAATTCAAGGCTAAGACAGGCCAGAAAGCGTTGGAAATGTTAGAACGTCCGTTACTGGTTATTGTTTTGTCTACAAGTTTAGGTCTTATTGGGGCGGTATCCTACGCGTGGGCGAGTTGGACAACGGAAACTCTTATATCTGTGGACAAGCG